TAGGTCGCGCGCAGGCGCTTGGTGCCGCCGCGGCGGATCGTCAGCCTGGTCATGCCTGCACCTTTTCGGAAATGAGGGCTGGCGCAGACAGCGTTGCCTGCGCCAGCGGGATCAGCCGATGCGAGCGCGAGCGGTCTTGCGGAAGACCACTCCGCCAATGCCGGTGATGGCCAGGACCACGGTCAGCACATCGGCTTGGCTGAGACCGTCGGGCAGCAGGCCAAGCGTGCCGGCGACGCCCCAGGCGCTGCCGATCAGGCCGGTCCAGATGGCCTTGGAGGTCCACCAGGGTTTGAGATCGTCCATGTCGTTTCTCCATAAAAAATGCCCGCAGGAGCGCGGGCGGTTGGTGACGTTGATGAAGGGTGAGATCAGGCTTCGTTGGTCGATATCTCGCCGGTGGCCGCCAGATGAACGGTCGCCACGCTCGCGGGCTGGACCCGGTAGATCGGCCGGCGGATGGCGATGCAGCGGGTCCTTGCGATGCGGGTGATGCTGACCGCGTCAGACTGATTGCCGCCCAGCACATGGAAGGCGGTCTCATCCTCGCCGACATACAGGCCGACATGACCTCCGCCCTTGGCCCGGGAAAACACCAGCACATCGCCCAGCGCCGCTTGCGGTGAGGCAATGCCAAACCGGCTCCAGCTTCGGGCCCACAGCGGCTTGGCCGGCGCGGCCTTGCCGGCGCGCTTGGCGATCAGCGCCATGAAGAGGCCGCACCAGGGCACGGCGTCGGATGAATAGGCCTTCGAGAGCCCGGCCTCTTTGGCCCAGTCCAGAATAACCGGGTTGTCGGCAGCGCCCGGCGTCTCGATCGTGCCGTAGAGCTGGCAGGCGGCGGCCACCATCCTGGGCAGCGGGCGCACCTCGTCGATCCAGCGATAGGCTGGAGGAAGCTGGGGCATCGATGTCTCCGGAGGTTAGCGGCCAGCCAGGCCCTTGAGGGTGGCGTAGATCACCGCCATCGCAGCCATCAGGGTCGACAGCCATTTGACGAACTTGACGACGCCGGTGGCGGTCTTCCAGGCCGAGACCAGGTCCTGCACATCGGTCCGCAGCGCCTGGATATCGGCGCGCACCTCGGCCAGCTCCCGCTTCATTTCGGCATGATCGGTCTCTGGGCGCGGAGCGGCCACGGCCGCCGGCGACAGATCAGCGGACAAGGAGAATGATCCCAGAGCCGGTGCCAGTGAGGTCTGTCAGCCGCGGCTTGAAATACCGGTCCTGCGCGACCTCGACCCCGTCGATGAGGACCTGACCTTGCGCGACGATCAGCCCCCAGCCGGCCGCCAGCGTGAACGCGCCGTCGATGGTCTGACAGGCCACCTCGCGGTCGCCGGAATCGTTGCGCGACAGGCAGAACCATTCTGCGCCATCGGGTGCAAACACACTGATGGGTGAGGTTCCTGAGAACCGTTTCAAGAACCCGATCGGCTCAGGCTCGCGCAGCAGTACATCGCCGGTCTCAATCTCAGTGCTTTCCAGCCGGCCCTGCAGCACCAGGACGCCGAGGGACCGCGCAGCCGAGCCGCGGGGGAAGGTCAAGGTCTCGCCGACATCGAGCGTCACCCGATCGGCATGGCAGACGCTGTAGCGATAGCTGACGTTCTTCATCACAGTTCCTCCGGCTGATCGTGCAGTTCCAGCTCGACCCGGACGCCGTCGATCTCGCCGATCCGTCGACGCGGCGGACGAGGTTCAATCGGAGCATCAGACACGGCGTCTTGCGCCTGCGGGTCCGCAGGCGTGGGGGTAGTTTCATCGGTCATGGAGCAGGCTTTCAGCTTAGAGAAACGCTCGAGGTCTGGCCGTCAGAGAGACCAAACAGGGTCGGGCCGGCGACGGTCGCAAAGAGCGAGAATGTGGTTTCGTTGTTGGTGGCATCGAAGGTCGGAGCGCCAACCGACCCATCGACGCTGGTGCCATTGATGGTCAGGCCCGTGACGAAACCGGCGGCCTGATTGCCCGAGAAGATCATCGTGTAGGCCAGCGCCTCATTGGGGGCGAAGCCGTAGGAATAGACCGCCTTGACGGTCGCCCCGTTGAAAAGGGCCGGGACCGGCGCGATGGACCCGAAGTTGACATAAAGCCCGACCGAGGCGTCGTAGCCGCAGTAATAAGTGCTCAGTTTGCCAATCTCGGCATAGCTGCCTCGGGTCACCGTGAGGCTTGCGCCACCCGTGCCCAGCAGCATGCCCATGATCCCGCTCATCAGCTGATCCCGGCGCCAGAGATGAACCAGACATCGGTCCCGACCTTGAGAAGGGTTGCGACGCCCCGGACCGCAATCGTGCGGTTGCCGGTGTTGTTGCTGCCGGCCTGATAGAGGGTGACGCCGGCCGCCGAGAGGGAGATCGGCGATGTGCCAGCATTGACGATGGTGATGGCTGTGCCGATGGCGAACGCCGCCACCGCATTGGTCGGCAGGGTAATGGCCTGGGCGCCAGCATTGGCGCTGAAGATGTGTTTGCCGACATCGGCGAGGCTCAGCGTATAGGCACCGTTCTGGCCGTTCTGCGGTACCTCGCGGTAGCCGATGGAATAGCTCGTACCGGCGCTGTCCCTGACCGTGGAGGCCGACGCCATGGCGGTCAGTGTCTTGTTGGTCAGGGTCTGGGTGTCGGTCGTGCCAACCGCGACGCCGGCCGGGACCGCCTTGGCCGCCCATTGATCCAGGGCGGCGTTATAGGCCTGTACCTGGGAGCCGATCACGAGGCCAAGATTGGTGCGGGCATCGACGGCGGTTGCAGCACCGGTGCCGCCATTGGCGATGGCCGCCTGGCCGGTGAGTTTGGCGGCGGCCAGTGAGGTGATCCAGGCTGGGTCGGCATAGCTGCCCGAGGTCAGGACCGAGTTGCCGCCTTGGCTCGGGGCGCTCAGGGCAACAGTCCAGGCCGCGATCGTGCCGCTGCCGCTGGTCAGGCCGACATTCACCACCAGAGCGCCGGTGCCGCTCGTATAGGCGGTGATCTGGCCGTGCATCCAGTTGGCAGGGCTGGCTGTGCTGGTGATCGTCGCCCACTGGCCGATAACGAAGGCCTTGCCGGTCTGGACGGTGAGCGACCTGGAGCCAGTGCCGATCGCAAGGCTGGTGGTGCTGGTCGCGCTGGTTCCCGGCGCATTGACGGCGGTGGCGGCGCTGGATGAGGCGCTGACCACATAGCCGTTGACCTCGGTGGCGAGTGCATTGGCCTCCGTCGCAAAGGTCGGCAGCGCGCCCAGGAAGGCGTCGGCGCGCGCGTTGAAGTTCGCCGCATCCGTCCGGGACGGCGGCGTTGGCAGGGATGTGATGGGCATGGGGTCTCCTGAAAACTCAGGTCAGGCCCTCGATGGTCAGGCTGCAGTAGCTGACCGTCGGATAGGCGATGTCGATCGAGAACTCTTTGTAGAAGCCGTAGACGGTGAGGCTCTCGAAGCTCTCCGAACCGATCCACAGAACGGGCGTGGCGCGCAGGGCGGCGAGGCTTCGGTGGATGTCGTCGATGGCGTCGGTGGCCAGGACCACTTTGGCGGTCATGCGTTTGGCAAAGGCCCGCTCGACCACGGAGGTTACCCCGAACTGGTCGGTCTCTTTGCGGCTGTAGTCGATGATGCCGATGTCGGCCCCGTGCTCGGTGTCGCCGAGAGATAGCTGGCGACCGACGAGCAGCGTGCCGCAGGAGACGCTGTCAGCCGGGTTATCCCGGGTCAGGGTCACGCTCAGCTGGCCGGCCGCATAGACCGGCACATCCAGAAACAGCATCGAGGTCTTCTGGCCCAGCGGCTCGAAGAACCAGGAGAACCAGTTGTCGATGGCCACGCCGCCGACATTGAAGGTCTGGCTGCGCGAATAGACCTGCACGCCGCCGGCCGTCAGCGTCACGGTGGCGCTTTCAGCCTCGGTGTCGATCAGTGCCAGGGCGTCGATCGTGCCCGGCGCCAGACCCACCTGCAGTGAGGCGGTTCGGCTGGTGGCGGTGCCGACACGGGCGTCGAACATGGCCCAGCGGTTGGTCGGCCCCAGATCCAGCCATTTGGTCGGATCGGTGGATGGGCTGACATTGGTCGAGGCCGCCAGCGCCTCATAGCGCCGGTGGGTAGCGGTAAGGATCACCCGGGCGCCGACCGCATAGGCGGTGGCCGACGACCAGGCGGGATGGTCAGTCTCGGGCGCGGTGCTGCTGGTCAGCATGGCGTCGGTCAGGGTTGTGGGACGGATCAGCCTCATGCGGCCGTCCTCACGGCGATAGCGTCGCCGTCCGGTGTGACACGCTCCAGGATACGGGCAGTCTTGCCAGTGCCCGAGGCGATGGCTGCCGAGGCCGTCATCTGCTCGGCGCGCAGGTCGCTCAGCTCCTGACGCAGGCCTTGAAGCTCATCGATAATGGCGAGCCCGCTGTCATTGGCTGCGGTCGTGACGCCCGTCGTCTGGCCGGCCGCGAACTGATCCCACCAGCCGGGCTGGGAGACGGCGGCGGTTGTCGCCCCGCCGGTTCCCGCCATGGCGGCGATGATTGCCAGCGTCTCTTCGAGGCTGCCGGCGGTCTGGCCCTGAATACGTGCCAGTCCCTCGGCGCTGGTCGCCATATTGCCAGCGGCCGTGAGCAGGGCCTGCGACAGGCGCGGCAGGGACTGGGCGGCCTCCTGGTCTCCAGCCCGGGCCGCAGCGGTGGCGGCATTGAACTGAGCGAGGGCATCGCTGTAGCTAACCGAGCCGCCGCCCATGACGCCGCGGATGCGTTTGACCTCGGCGATGAGGCTGTCGTTGATCTGGGTCCAGGCGCTGCGCAACCTCTCAGCGGCTGCTGCGGCTTCACTGGCAGCCCTGGCCTCATCTTCGAGCGCCCATATCTGGGTCTGCAGGGCGCGGTTGGACGCATCCAGCGCGGCCAGTTCCAAAGCCCGAAGCGCAGCGGTATCGCCGCGCAATTCCATCAGCCGGCGTTCAAGGCCAAGCCGCTCGTCAGCAATGGCCGCGGCGCTGGCGGCGTCCTGGGCTGCCCCGATCAGGTCGGCGAATGCAGGCGCCAGTTGCAGCAGCGCCGCATAGGCTGCGCGTCCGGCCTCAGTGGTCAGGTCCTGGGCTTCGACGAGGGCGCGGAAGGCCTCGATGCTGCCGGGCATGGATAGACCCAGCGCCTCAAGCGCCGCGCTCATCTGGGCAGTGCGCGCCGAGGCCTGTTCGGCGCTCGTATAGTAGAGGGAGAAATAGTCGTTGGTGGCCGAGACCATATCCTGGGCAGAACCGAACAGATCGACCAGATCCATCGACGCTGCGACGCCGAGCGCGCTCGCCTGATGGCCCAGCAGCTGCAGCGCCTGGCTGACCGCCTCGACGCTGGAGGCGACCCGCACCAGGGTCTCGAAATAGCCCTCGCCGACCTTCTGGAACTGCTCGAGCCCGCCAATGGCGAACTGCGCCATGCGGTCTGCGGCTGCGCCAAAGACCGCGGCCAGCTTCTCCTGGATCTGCTCGGCGGTCAGGCCCTTGAGATCAATCTTGCCGATATCGATGACGAAGGACTTCAGTCGGTTCTGCACCTCGTCGAGCGAAAGGCCGAGCGGCCCGGCGGCAGCCGAGATGGCGTCATAGAAGCCCGAGAAGATCAGCGAGAACTGGCGCTCAAGCTCGGGACTGGCGTTGGAGAACTGGGTGCTGGTCGAACTGCCGACGCTGATGCCGAGGAACTTCTTGGTCTTCTTGACGTCGCTGAAATAGCTGGCGTCAAATCCGCCGCCCAGCACATCGCCCAGCGACTGAGCCTTACCAAAGATGCCCTGGCCGGTGATCGAGGTCTTGGTGCCAAACAGTGAGCCGATCAGCTTGCCAAGCAGGCCGGTGATCCCGCCAAGGAGGCCGCCGATCACGGGGATCTTTGCCAGCACATTGCCAACGCCCTGCATGGCCTTGGAAATGGAGCCCGCGATCGGATCAGACTTGAACCCGGTGACGACCCCGGCGGCGGAGCTTTCCGCGCCATTGGTGCGCACGATCAGATTGGTCAGCCCGCCGAGATTGGCCTCGATGTTACGCAGCGAGGCCAGCATGGCCGACGAGTAGCGCATGGTCAGGGTGTCGATTTCGCGCAGGCGCTCCAGCGCATTGGAGATGCTCTTGGACTGGGCGTCTGCATCGCCAAAGACGGTGCCGGTCCCGGTGTTGGTGGGGGCCGCGGCCTTGCCGCCGCCGCCAAAGGCCCCGCCGATGGCGACGCCGAGCGAGGCGACCACGGCAGCGGTGGCCGCGCCCGCGGCGATATTGAGCGGGAACGGCATGGAGCGAATGGCGTTGATCACCGCCTCGACCGCCTTGATGCCCGTGGTGATCAGGCTGTTGCCCTGTTCGATCCCGGCGCGGGCGGTGTCGGAGGCAGCCTGGGCGGTATCGCTGCCGACCTTGGCGGCGGTCACCCCGCCGATCAGGCCGATGCGGACCGCAGCGTTCTTGATGGCGATCGCCAGCTCGAAGGCGCGGAAGGCTTTCTCGGCCGCTTCGAGCGCCTTGTAGCCCTTCGATCCTTCCTTGAAGAAGCCCTTCGCGGCGCCTGCGAGGTTGCCATAGTGGTTGATCTCCGAGGCCGTCATGGCGTTTCGGGCGGCGGCATATTGGAACGAGGTCTTGCCGTATTCGGCTTGCGCGTCTGCGACGCGCTGGGCCGCCGCGGTCTGCTGGGCGGCATAGCGGGCGAACTCGGCCGCCACTCCGCCGATCGCTGCGCCGACGGTTCCGAAGGCGTCGGACATGCCTTGGGCGGCCTGCTGGGTGAGGCTGGCCATCTCCTGCAGGCTTTCGAGATATTGCTGCTGCTGAGCCAGCCCGAAGTCGTGTTCGATCAGGGCTGCGCGGGCAGCGTGATAGCGGTTCCAGGCCTCCACGCCGCGCTCGAGCACGATCTGTTCGCGCTCGGCTTCTAGGGTCGCCAGTGCCTGGGCCTTGGCCGACTGGCCCAGCAGCGAGATCTGCAGCTCCAGAGGCGTCACGGTATTGCGCACGAACTCGGCGGCGTTCTGGGCGCGGGTGGCGTCCTCCCAGGCCTGTCCTGCCGCAATGATCGCAATCCGGCTCTCGTCGGTCGGCGCGCGCAGGGCTGCCATGGCGACCTCCAGACGTTTGATCTCGATCGCGGTGCGACCGATCTTGGCGGTCTCCATGACGAGGGCCGCCGCATAGTCACGGGCTGCCTGCAGGGCGCGCTCGGCCTCGTCGGATGCGCTGTCGCGCCCGCGACTGCCGGCGCGATCTGGCCGGTCGCCGCGGATATCGGTGGCGCGGGCGGCGATGCGCGTGCGGGCGGCATCGAGGGTGTTCTGACGCCAGCGCTCGGAGAAGGCGTCCAGCATGCCCTCGGCATCGGCAAAGGCCGTGGTGAACTCGCCCCGGACCGCATCGGCCATCCGGCCTGTGCTGCCGGCAAAGCGGTTCTCAAGGCGCGGCAGCACCACCTGGTCCATCTGGGACAGCAGCGGCAGGCCGACCACTTCAAGGACGGCGTTGGTTCCAGCGACCAGAGCGTTGATGGAGGCAATGGCGCGGTTGGCCATGGTCTCGACCGCCGCGATCAGCAGATTGGCCGCCCCGATCGCCGCTTCGCCGATCACGCCCGGCAGAGCATTCCAGACCACGCGGATGGCGTTAAAGCCGCCGACGAAGGCCGCGTAGATGACCGCCAGTGCGATCTTGCCGACCTCCATCACCTTGCCGAAGGCGGCGACTGCCCACTCCTTGATCGAGGTGAACACCGGGCCGAGGTTCAGGCCATCGCTGATGGTCTTCCACAGGCCCTTGAACACATCGCCCACGGTGATGCCGACCGGGCCCAGTTCTTTCATCTCCTTGGCGGTCAGGCCAAGGCTGGCGGCATAGCGGTCAAGCTCGCCTGTTTGTTTGACGCTCGACTGGAACATCTTGAAGGCGCCGAAAGCCAGGGCGGCCGCTGCAGCGGCGGCCAGCAGATAGGGGTTGGTCAGGACCACCATGGCCGCCGTTGCTGCAAGGCCCACCAGAGCCCGCGCCATGCCTCCGATGCCAAGGCCGGCCTGCATGGCGATCTGTCCGATCTGCGAGCCCTGCTGCATGAAGACCGTCATCGGCTTCTGGCCCGAGAACAGCCCGACCACCATGTCGTTGAGCTGGTAGACGAGGTTCTGGACCTGGTGGCCGGCGAGCCGGGCCGAGCCGCCCATGCGGGTCATACCGCCCGTGCCGACGCCATTGAGGGCGCGGTCGGCGCGGCCAGCCGAGGCCTCGATATCGCCCATGGCCCCGCCAACGGCGCGGCGCATGTCGCCCATCTCCTTCTGGAGCCGGGCGATGTTGGTGATCATCTCGATCTCAAGGGTGCCCGCTTTCATGGTCTGGGCTCCCTTCAGTTCGATGTGGACATGGCAATGGCGCGGAAGGTCTGGGTGACCTTTCGGGACAGGGCCTCACGATCAAAGTCCGTGGACGGACTGTTCCAGGGCGCGGGACAATCCGCCTCCCGGGCTCTGTGGCTCTCAGCGACAAACTCCAGCGACAGACGCCGCAGCAGGCGTGTGACCCACGGGTCGAGCGCGATGCCGAGGCATTGTTGCCAGTGGTCGATCTCGCGCCAGGACACCGGAACCGGCCCCATGGCGCCGGCCTCTGTGGGGCCTACCTCCATCAGATAGTCGACCACCCATGGGCAGGAGATGGGCGGCATGTCTGGCTCCAGCCCGTCGGTGGTAAGCCGCTGGAGACGGGTCTGGGGCGCAGGGTCGGGTTCTGATTTGAGGTGCTTGTGCGCCTTGGTGGTCGGCGCTGCGCCCAGCCAGGCGAGCTGGCGGACGTAGAGGATCAGCTCGCGGCCGAGCTCTTCGTAAAATTTGCCCAGTCGCCGATATGGGCCCCGACCTGGGCGGCGATGAAGCCTATCGTCGGGTCCTCATAGGCCTTGCGGAAATAGGCCGCGCCCTCCAGCCCCTTGGCGGGCGGATAGGCAAAGCCGTTGAAGCTGACCGTGCAGGCGGCAAGGAACTCGGCCTGTTCCAGCGCCTTTTCCTCGGCCGACTGGTCCATCCGGCCGCGCTTCTTCAGCTTGTCCATGATCAGGTTCTGCTGACGGGCCTGGGCGCGCTGATAGACCTTGGTGCCAGGGCCATAGACGGTAATCGAGAGGCGAGCGCCCTTGTCGTCATAAAGGGGCTCGTCGTCGCCGCCGACCAGTTCGACCGTGGAGGTCTCATTGGCGGAGAGTTTGGTGATGTCGAACATCTGGTGTCCTTCGAATGGGAGGGATGCGGAGAAAGACGCAGCCGATCACCGCAAATCCTGCGGTGATCAGCGCTCATCAGGGGGCGAGGACCTCGACCACGCCGACACCGGCGGAATTGGTGGTCAGTTCCAGGGTGACGCTGGCAGTCGTGATCTGATCGACCGAGCCGATGTTGACCTTGAAGCTCATCACCTGGGCCTGGAAATAATACTTGTCGCCGTTCTGGGTGGTGACGAGGAAGCTGTAGTCAGCGTCCGCCAGCGAGGCGGCCTTGAGCAGGATCTGGCCGGCATCGTCGGTATCGAGGCCCAGACCGATGGTCATGGTCCCCTGGTTGAAGCTGCCCTTCTTCTTGACCACGCCGCGGCTACCGACGGGGTTGAAAGTCACCAGGGCATATTCCCGGCCAAACTCGCCCAGATCAGTGACCTCGCCAATGAGCGTCAGGGTCAGGGCGTTGTAGCCGGTGGTGTCAAAGGTAGCAGGCGTAGCAGCCGACACTTTCAGCGTCGTGCCCGCGGAGGTGCGAACCGTCATGTGGATTTCCTTTTAGGGTCTGGGGCCAGGGTTGGGAGTTGTTCAGACGGTCTCGAGGAACGAGACGCGCAGGTCCTGGGTCTGGATGAAGATGCCGGTCTCAGGATCGGTGAAATCAGGGCCGGCGGCGTCGGTGTGGACGACCACGTTCTCGATGCCTGTGACCGTGGGCATCTGATCGGCTGTGGCGGCACGAGCTGCCCTCATCAGCGCCTTGGCGGCCGGATAGGTGGCGGCCAGAACGCTGACCTGGACCCGTTCGGTCACCTGCCGGCGGCTGCCGGGTTTGAGGATGTTGCGGTCGATGCCGCTGATGCTCATCAGGGCGATGGCGGGAAGGTACGAGCCTTGCGGCAGAACGCCGGCAGTGATGCGGCTCTCGGGCACAAGGGCGGTGAGCGCGGCGTTCCCGGTCAGCAGAGAGCGGACCGCCACGACCCCGTTCATTCCTCGGTGTCCACGCTGAGTGTCGGCGCGCGCAGGTCGCCGATCTGGAAGCGCTGGGCGATATAGGCGCCCATGGCCGCGACCGCTTCTTGCGCCTTCTGATCGAGCGCCGGGCGCAGGAAGGGTTTGGGGGCATGGCCCGGGTGATGAACCATGGGCCCGACGAAATTGCCGCCGATTACCAGACTGCCACGCGCGACCATCTTGTTGATCGTGCCCATGCTCAACCGCCGCGGACCGCGCCGGGTGTTGCGTATCGGGCGGGCCTCCTCGGCCACTTTGATCATATGGGGCGAGACGCCGTACTCGATGAAGGGGCCGATGTAGGAGCCCGGACCGCGCAGTTTGACGTAGGAACTCAGGCGCGCGCCCTCGGTCCGCGTGCCAATGCCGATGGCCCGGCGAAGCTGGCCGGTTTCCACCGGCACATTGGCCCGGGCCTGCTGCTGAATGACCTTGGCCCCGGCGCGAAGACCACCGCGGATGATGTTGCGCTCAAGGTTCTTGGGCAGCTGGTCCAGCAGGGCCAACAGCTCAGGACCGCCTGACAGTCTGATGGTCATGGCGCGTCTCCTTCGGTGGAGTGGTCTTCCACGATCAGCTCCATCGCCTCGCGCCGGCCGAGCATCGCCGGTCCCGAGATGATCTGCATGATCCGACCACCGATGATCAGCCGCATGTCGGCGGCCAGCCCCGGCAGGTAGCGGACCCGAACCCGGGCCGGCCGATTGGCGATGGTGATGGTCTCGGCCAGCCGTTCGGCCCGGCTGGGCAGCACATCGCGCACCTCGCCCCAGACATTGGCGAACAGTGACCAGGAGGCTTCTTGAGTGCCGTAGGCCGGATCGAGGGTGACGGTCTTGCGCTCGATCCGGACCCGGGTGTCGAGCTTTGAGGCTAGATCCATCGGGCGGCCAGCTGGCTTGCCAGGGTGTTGAACGCCAGACATGCGCCGCCCTCCCGGTTCTGGAACTCGGAGGC